TTATCTCAAACTATTTAAATAGTTTGCTTGCTTGGCTGTTAAAGAAAATTTTTCTGCTGAACTGTCGTTTTCAATTGTAGACACCATTTTATTAGGAATGGTACTAGTAATCTTTTTATTGTAATTTGTTAAAGCGACAATGTGCAAAGAAACCGATTGTCCAGCCTTGTGTTCATTTGGCCCCATAGCCTCAGAAATATCAATGTATGCTCTAAACTTCCCATTTTCAACCTTTGGCCAAGTAACTTCTGCTGTAGTTGCGATTGGTGATTTTGTGATTTCACCAGCAGAAGAATCATCATTTAAATTAGCTACGGCAATTTTAGCTCCATTAGGTGCTTTAGTTGATCCTTCAATTAACCAATCATCTTTTTGAACTATATTTTTAGCGATGTAAACTTTATTAATCTTCGTACTATATATTTGGATAGTATTAACTCTATCGTTATATTCCGTAGTAGCTACGCCAATACCAATTAACAAAATACCCAAAATTAAAATTATCGATGGTAATTTTTTCTTCGTCTTTCTAATAAAGGCTACAATTAGCCAAATAATTCCCACAGGTAAAAAAACAAAACCCAACAATGCAAAAAGCAACAAAAAATATATCATAATCCCTTCATCTCTATAACTTTTAACTCTATAAATAATTTTGAAATTGAAAACAAATATGATTAATTAAGAAAATCCCACTTTGCTTTAATTCCAAATAACATAATATAACTTCTTTAAACACAAACGAAGTACCAATTATAAAATGCTTTCACAACAAAAGATGGTCATCTCAGTTAAGATATGGTTTTGTTTTAAAAGGATGTTCGAATAGACTTTGAAATTTATTGAGGATCTTATACGTTCATCCATTTAAACGTAATTGAATCTTATAAATGAAAAAATATTAAAAAATTATTATTTGATATTTTGAATAACGTTTTCTACACAGGTATCTAAATCTTTTAATACTTCGTGTTTCTCCCAGAATCTAATCACTGTCCATCCCATAGTTTTAAGTTCTTTTTCCTGTTTTCGGTCTCTTACCATATTTCCTTCAATTTTCGGAATCCAGTATTCTCTGTGAGTATGAATTCTCTTCTTTTTCTGATTTTCCCAATCATATCCATGCCAGAATTCGCCATCAATAAAGACTGCTATTTTATATTTGGTAATAGCAATGTCCGGTTTGCCGGGAAGCTTCTTGTAATTTCTTCTATATCTTACTCCGCTGTGCCATAGTGCTTTTGATAGCATGGTTTCTGCCTTACCACCTGTTGACTTAATTTTGGACATCATATGGGAACGGTACTCAGCGGTTTCATAATACGGCATCTAAATTCTCCCGATAAATTCTTGTGACATTTTTGTTGGCTTAGATAATATAAAAATTTTTAGACTTGGGCAATTTTATATTTGGCACCCAAACAGGTTCACCACTCCATCCTTTCTCTTTCTGACCTATAACTTGGTACAACGAAATAACAAAACTGTCTTCGTATTTATTAGATTCTTTCCAATCGTTCGGCGATAATAGAGCTCTTGTGCCGCGAGTGATATCTCGATTACGCCTTACTAATAAATATCCCTGCTTGAGAGAGCTTTTTGCGTAAGCGGCCTCAATCATACTTATATAACCTTTTAAATTAAAGGATTCTTCAGCCTGAAAATGTTTTAAAAGTTCGTCAACAAAATGCAAAGATACAGGGACAGCCGAACTGTTATCTGAAAATTTCTGAACCATATTCGATATTTGAGTGAGCGTATTATTTTTGGGATTCACAGGAAAATGATTTGATCCTCCAACAAGAATATTCAATAATGATTTATCAAGCACACTGCCACGAGTCGGGTTCAGATTATCAGGATATGCAATTGTAATTTTTTGTTTATGCTCAGCCTGCTTGATAATAGAATTATTCGTTTCATTAATTGAAGCAAAAAGACTGTATAGTTCTCGTGAACTATACATCGTTACCAGACCAGGATCTCGATCATATCCAAACATACGTGAATGTTGCCACATGGTATCCGCTTGAGGACTCTTGCTTGTCCGAGTGTAATAGAAGGTATTGAGCTGAGCAAAAGTGACACCACGGCCAAGATTAGTTCCTCCCACAATGAAGTTGCATCCAGTTTGGTAATTGCTTTCATTATCATTGCTAGTACCGTTCAAAATAACAATGGAAAAATCTTTTTTTTCAAGCATCTCAAGAACTTTCGTCTTGATAGCATTGTGATCCATCTTATTATATTTTGAAGGCTCAATAGATTGATATTCATCATCAAATAAACGCTCAAATTTCTCATCGGTATGGTGATAAGACCACCAAGCAATGCCCTTTTCTATGTTTTCCTTTGCTCGTTGGTGTGCCGACTGCTTTATTCCAGGGTGAACTAAACAATTTGAAACGTTTCCTCCAGATAATAATATCTGAGCAGAAACAACTAAATGTCTTAAAACAACTTGTTTAGCGTTATCAATAGGAGTCTGGTCATCAATAAAATGTACAAAATGTGGGACCTGGTTCTCTGGGAAGAAAAAATCCCCTCCCAAATATCCTTTTCCCGGCTTAAAATAATACGTGAATGCAGGGTGCCAATCGGACTGTTGAGTCTGCAATAAAAGTGATTGAGGAGTACCTGTAACCTGTAAATACATGCTGCACAGTGCGCTATCACGAATATTAGTGATGTACCGATTAATAGTAGACTGTCGGTTATTATTTATTTTAGTATTCAATGATGCGGTATCCGCCTCATCATCAATTATAAATAGTGCATTCCCTTCTAATAAACGAGAATTTCTGAATCTATCTGCCCAAGCCTTCAATATCCTGGTATTTTTTTTAACAACAATTATTACGGGTTTTTCACCATGATCCCGAAACTTTTGTTCGTCATTTTCACTGCAAATAATAAAACCAGATAAATCAATTTTTGCACGTTTATAAGTTTGTTCTTGCAGTAATGTATTATCTGTCGTTAACATTAAAAAGAACGGAAAACCTTTATTGGCTGCCTCACAGGCAATCCCAAAGACATGACCAGTCTTTCCTGATTGAACATTGCCGAATAAGAGCCCAATTTGATTCGAACTAAAATCAAAACTGTTTAAATATTTATCCCCAACTTCTGAAGCAGTTTTGCGAATTGAACTAGCAAATTCTTGTTGACCATTGGATTCAAATTTTTCTAAATATTTTTGAAGATAATCCATTTTTTATATTACTCACTTTCAGAATCCTTAAAACTCAATGTCCAAACATCTAATAATTCATTCTCAGGATTAGACTTCTCAAGTCTCCCGGTTTTTTTATTGCGAGGATAAACGCTACCAAATTCTTGAACTGTTGTTTTAGTTAGCACCATAACAGACATATGAGCTTTTTGAAGTATTTCCTTTGTGACCACCCCTTCATGTTTAATATCTTCATTAACATTATCAAATGGCTTGACCAAACCAGCAGTTGTTAAGCGGCCCTTGATCCATTTACCAAAAACACGATCATTCCCATCGTGGCCATAGGCCGTAAGTTGTTTGTTATTATCTGCTGTAGTGTGTGCTAAAAACTTATAGTCATCATCAGTAATCACATAAAATGGCCTATTTTTAGGATAATTCGGATCAGTGGTAGTTTTCTTAGAAACAGTGATCTGAGCTTCATACCAGTTGCGTCTATCATAGACATTCTTTTGACGATTTAAGCGGCCCTTTCCATAGCAGACATTTATATTCGATCCTAAAAAATGCCCCTTCTCAGCACTTTTATCATCTTCATCCGGCGCTTTAATTGGTAGTTCAAACCTAATAGAAGTCTTTTTTTCTTTATAAAAGGATGATTCGCTGTCGGTAATCTCAAGAATTCCTTCGATACCATTTAAAACTTCAATGCGTTCATGTGTGATTTTAAAGTCAGATAAGCAATCTGCGGAATCTGTACTGGTATTTACAATGTCTTCAATATGCCGAGCCAACTCAAGGTTGGATTCTGAATCCTCAATTGTCGTAGCCACTTCATACTGGCGATGATAATTAGATGAAAGCACTCCTAAATTTGCCGATCCTATAATAGACTTAAAAGGACGATTATTATGCCAGAATGTATATAACTTGCCATGATAATTCATATTATTAACAAGATAAATTTTTCCAATTTTTTCAGCTACCCATTTTGAATGGAGATCAACTATTTTGTTATATATACTTTCCGGAATTCCCGAAAATTTATACATTCCTATTACAAGCTGAATATCTTTAATTTTGTTTTCATGAATCAACCGATCCAACTTTGTCAAACCTTCCGTAGAGACATACCCAACGGCAATTTGCAATTTATCCGAAGCTCCCACGTACTTTTCAATTGCCTCTGAAATATTTAATGATCCCGAGACTTGAGAAATCGGAGGAACATTTGAATATAAATTTCCCATACCTAACCTTTCATATGAAACAAAACTACATCAAGTGTAAAATAAACACACTAATTATTAACAGCAAAATATGTTTTTTCATTTATATTTTTATATAAATAATAGTGTAAAATATTGGCATAGGCATATGCTAGAACACATGTTCGTATGTTATTAAGGAGAAAAAACAAAGATGCTGTTAAGAACCGCAGAACTATTTGCAGGACCTGGTGGTGGCGCATATGCAGCCAAGACCAGCAAAGTTATTGATAAAAAGGGAGAAGAATGGGGATATCAGCATGCTTGGGCAAATGAGTTTGATCCTGATACCGTGAAAACCTATAAGTTGAATATCTTAAACAATCCGGAAGCACAAACCATATACTGCGAAGACGTGAGAAAATTCAATCTCGAAAATCACCAATTACTGAGTGATATCGATGCATTAATTTTCGGTTTCCCATGCAATGATTTCTCTGTTGTTGGGAAACAAAAGGGATTGGGAGGAGACTATGGGCCCTTATACTCATACGGGGTTAAAGTTTTACACGAATTTCAGCCAAAAGTTTTTGTAGCCGAAAACGTTGGGGGCTTGAGCTCTGCAAATGATGGTGAGGCATTTATAAAAATTTTAAAAGCTCTTGCTGAATCCGGTTACACACTAACGCCTAATTTTTATAAATTTGAAGAATACGGAGTTCCCCAATCTCGGCACCGTATTTTAATCGTTGGTATTCGCAATGATTTAGCTAATAAAGGAATTGAGTTCCATGTTCCCGCCCCGACTACCCCAAATCCAAGTGACTTCGTGACTGCAGAACAAGCACTCACAGAACCACCGATCCCAGAAAACGCATTCAATAACGAACCAACAAAACACAACAAATCAACAATAGAAATGCTTAAATATATTCCCGAGGGCGGCAACGCCTGGTCATTATCAATTCCTGAAAATCTTCGCTTAAAAGTTAGGGGCGCCAAACTTTCAAATATTTACAAACGTCTCGATCGAAAAAAACCTTCGTATACAGTTACCGGATCGGGCGGAGGCGGTACACATATGTATCATTGGTCTGAAAATCGTGCCTTAACTAATCGTGAACGTGCTCGCCTGCAAACTTTCCCTGATAGTTTCCATTTCATTGGCGGAAAAGAATCTGTCCGTAAACAAATAGGTATGGCAATACCTCCACGAGGAATGCAACATATTTTGAAAGCTGTTCTCAAAACTTTAGCAGGAATGGATTACGATTTTGTCGAACCTACACCTCGTTTACAACCGAAAACTCTATTCAAAGTAAGTGGCAGCGAAGTCGCGAGTCTTGTAAAATCTTGATAAGTCGAAAACGATTTATAAATATGAACGAAAAAAATGTGTTTTATAAATAAATATGTCCTAAATTTATCTGATAAATTATGATCTTTAATATAAAAACACCCACCAGCATCTAGCCAGTGCGTGTTTTTATATCAATAATCTTTTATTTTGCAATCTTATAGATATCAAGGATCTGTCCTACGTTATCCTTAATCTCTCCAGTATCCTGATCAATATAAGTAGAGAAATAAAAATGATATTTAACTGATAGTTTTTGCATGGCAATAATAAAGTCGTTTTCTTCTAAACCGGTTAAAGCTAGTAACTCATCATAGTAAATAACATGGCCTTTAGTTGGAATTGGAAGTTTTCTAACAGTTTGGATAATTATCTGTTCAGCTGTCATAGATTAATTATACGAACAGGTGTTCGGGAAGACAAGATAAATTTTAAAATGTGCAATTATTACTTTGCCAATGTATTTTTAGAATAAAATATAGTCAAAATGAATAAAAAGAACAATATAGAAAAATTGCTGAACAGGATTAACCGGTTGTCAAATGAAGAAATCCAGCAAGTATATGATTATTTTCATCAATTTTATTTAAGCAAAGTTAAGGAAACGGGTGTTGACCAAGATAATTTGAATATTTTTTCCTGGATTAATCCCGATCTTGATCTAACGATATTTTCGGTTAAAGATAAAATTTTAGGTAAAGAAAAAACTATTTACCTATCCCCTAATGAACAAAAATTAGGAACATTAATTTTTTTAGATTTCACTTCGATAAACGATTATGGCCTCTTAACTTCAAATAGTGACGAAGAAAAAATAAAGTGGCTACGTAACAAAGAAAGAATAAAAGATACAAATATTATTCCAATCACGACTCTAGGCTTATCTTCAGAGGGAATAGATGGACTCAAGAAGGCAATTGAGAATGCAATTGATTTTTTCGTAGAAGAAGAATTTCGCAAAGCAATTAAACAGTTGTCCATAACGCCACTTGACGATGATATTTTCGACAAAAATCTATTTTTCCTTAACAAATTTCAACTTGCTGATATTACTAGTGGTGTTAATGATCCCGAATTCACAGAAGAAATAGAAGAAGTATTATTTGCATACGATGCCGGCAAATGGTTCTTATCGGCATGTGCTTTAGGAACAACCTTAGAGCATTTACTTATCTTGATATTAAAAAACTATGACGATGTAAAAGGTCTTGGTAAAGACGCTGGTGCGGCTACTCTCTTAAACAAGATGAGAATTAATGAGCATATAAATTTGGATGTAACACAAGAACGTTTCATCAGGCAATTATTTGAAACGAGAAATACGGTTTCACATTACAATGATGGTTGGACTGGAAAAGGACAAGTGGATTTACTTCTTAACGGGATCAGATCAGTCTATAAGACCCACTATTTGCCTAGCAAAAAGTTTGCTTTAAAAAATAAATAGTTATTTTTCAGGACAAAAAACACCCACCAGCATTTAGCCAGTGGGTTTTAATTTGCATATTTAATTAATTGATTTGAACAGGTTGGTTAGATTGTAGTGCTTGTAAGTTGGCTTGATCTTCAGCTAACTTCTTTTGAGCTTTTGCAAGTGCACTGGCTTTTGCTTTTTCAGATGCCTGAGCTGCGGCTTGCTTTTCCTGTTCTTCGATCATTTGTGGGTAAGTAACATTTAATTCTGCAATAGCCTTAGAATATTCATCTTCGACAGCATTTTCTATAGTGGTTAGATCGATGTTTAATCGGCTGCCACGATTTCAACTTTAATTCGATCCGGGTCTTCAAAATACAAGGCATAGTGATCGGGACCACCAGCAAAAGGATATCGATCAGAATAGAGCTCTTTATAATTTTTGTTTTGAATAGCGGTTCTGATATCGTCAACCATCTGTTTACTAGGTGCATAAAAAGCCAAGTGATTCAGACCAATATGAGTTCTGTTGTAATGGAACAGCACCTTATCCCGGTCTGCCTGGACAAAAACCAGATAGGTCTCGTTCAATATAAAGCTGATCCCTTTATCCCACTGCTGATAGACTTTGTAATCAAGTTGAGAAACTAAAAGCCATGACCAAAAACGTTTGGAAGCTTTAAGGTCACTAACATATATTTCAATATGGCTAATAATACCTTTTTGATTCATTAAATATCCTCTATAAAAATTTTACACTTAGTAAAAAACACCCACCAGCATACAGCCAGTGGGTGTTTTCAATAGAGATGTTTATTCAATGGACGGGTACCTCATTGCTAGTACCCGAAATTTATTATAAATGTTATTTTGTAGTAGCGGTATCAGTACTTGAACTATCTGTACTAGTCGAATCAGTTGCCTTTGAAACCAAGATACCAACAAAGCTGTCAATTATCCCAGAAATAGACTTGGTCAGTGTATCGTCCAAGCCGCTGGCAGAAAAACCAGCAAAAAGACCAAAGAACAAGTCCTGTTCTAATTGAATGTTCTTACTACTTAAATAAGAATAAGCAACCGAAATAATGATTCCAACCACTATGGAAACAAGCGGTAAGAATTTACTTGGCAGCTTGGTAGCACTGATTGACTGTACGACAAACCAAACGGCTGCGATAATAATGATTAAAGCTGTAACATCGACATTTGATAGATTCATAATTTCTCCTTTATTTAATCCTTAGTGTTTGGCCAACGTAAATTACATAGGGTGATTTGATTGAATTAAGTGAAGCAAGCTTTTGATAAGTCGTACCATACTCTAACGCGATACTTGATAGATTGTCTCCACTTTTAACTGTATAATAGACAATTTGGCTACTAGAAATAGTATTTGAAGCAGAAAGTTGTATCTTTTCTCCCAAATAGATCCAATATGGCGATTTAATACCGTTAATGGCAGCTAGGCTCAAATAAGTAGTTCCATATTTAGCAGCTATTCCACCGAGTGTGTCGCCCGCTTGAACCGTGTAATAACCAGTTGCACTAGAACTAGTTAATGTAGCAGCTGACGAAGTGGTTAACAAAATCTCAACGTTAGACTTGCTAATCCAGGAACTAATCCCAGCTAGTAAAACGTTGTTACCCGATACCTGACTAACTTTATAGCTTTGTCCTTTAACCCAGCTAGGAATTGATTCGCCAATCGTTATGTGTAATTAAGGCCCAGTCTTTTCTAAACTGCGTATATCTTTTTGGATAATAGGGATGGCCAAATCTTGGTACTTTAGGCCTGGATGCCGGAACAGGGCGAATCTTATAGGTCTTTTCAAAGGTCATGTCTGTTTTCCCTTTAGAAGGTCGCGTTTGTATTCAAGGCTGCTGATTAAGCCGTTTAGATAATTGGTCTGTTTAAGGTTACCGTGAGCAAACTAGAGATCAAACTGATAGCCCCTGATTTGAGTTTCCAGTTTCTCGATTTCTTTTCTTTTGGTCATGAGTTACCAGCCTTGTATTTCTCTAAAGCATCCAAAGCAACCTGATTGTCAATTTTTTCAGCGCTGCCATAATCAATCGCAACTTCTTTTTGTTTGACGTCAGTCTGCTTGTACTCCCATTTGATTGTCTTGTTCAGTCTTTCATCAAAGCGGCCGTTAAAGATCGTTTCCGGTCTTAGAAACTGTTCGTATTCACTTTTGCCTTTCCAATGTGAACAGGCTCGATCAATGACCGTCTTTAAGTCTTCAGGACTAAAGCCTTCGTTTAATCTGGCGATGATCGGTTTGGTATTCTTCTTTGCTAGTAGATTGAACTTTCGATTGCTTTGTTCATTGAAATAATTCAGGGCTTTTTTAGCAATCGTGATGTTTGGCGATATTGATTCGTCAGGCTTGCCTGACATAATGTCTTTATCTGTATCTATCTCTTTATCTATATCTATATCTATATCTGTACCGTCACGTTGCGTAACACGTTGCGTAACGTTGCCTTTGCCTTTATCAATAATAAGTAGAGAACTTTCGATTTCTTTCTTTTTAGCACGACTCTTTTGCATTCTGATACGAGACTGTTCTCTAACTTTGGCCAAGCCGTCGATGTTTTGATGTTTTTCCCAATTAGTGATGGCAATTACTCCGCTCTCATTGGTATCGATCATGTCGAACTTGCTTAAAGTGGTAATTGCTAATCTGATAACGTTTAAGGGCTTATTAAATAAAGTCGCCAAAGTCTCATCGGTATAAGGCATGTTTCTTTGAATATAGATAAGGCCGTCATCATTGGTCTTACCGGCTAGGATTAATAATCTAATCCAGATAAGCAGGATTGCATCGGACTCCGGCATCGATTGAATCAAGCGAACCTTTTCGTCATCGAACATCGTAGTTTTAAGTTTTATCCATGATATTTCTGCCATTCAGATACCTCTTAAAACGGCAGATCATCATCAGAGATTTCCATGTTGTCGTTGGTTTGTGTCTGCTTAGCAAAAGGATTGGCCATTCTGCCAAGATCGTTGGCTGGCGCTTGCTTGGGAGCGATGGTTGATTCATTCTCGCTGCCGGGACGCTTTTTACCGTCAGGCATACTAGCTGGTAATTTGGCATCGATGTTTTTAACAACCAGATAATAGTCACCGATGTGTCTGCCCTGTTCTTGGGCCTGCCACTCGACTCTTATTGATAAGGGCTTGCCGGTTACTACTTGACCGATCTGGTCAAGACTTTTGAATTGATAGCCTTTAGGGACTTTATCGCCTAAGGTTTTATTAATCAAACGGTTGATTCTCCACTTGGACTTTTCCCCATCGACGTAGTTGTCGTAATTAATCGTCTGCCCTTTATGGTCTCCATCAAGGACTTGATAATCGACTGTCAGCATGTCTTTTCCTGTAGAAGTCTGGCTGACTTTATGACTGGAAATTGCTACGTTGTAAGTACCTGATTCATCTAAGAATTGATTGTCGTTTCCGATGTTGTCGCTGTCGTAATTAAATGGCATTGTTTTTATCCTCTTTTTCTAAATTGATTTCTTCTTCGTATTCCTGGCCGTCAAATAAGTGTTCCGGCAGACATTTCTTTCTTGAATCGATGCGGTTTTTGGCAAACAGCTGGTCTGTAGGCTGCAACTGGATGATTCTTTTGCCCTCGTGATCGGCCGATATGCGTCCCACTAGATCGAACAGACCGGTAAAAGCTGTTCTGGCTTTGGCATTCATATCGACTGTGTATTGAGTGACCTGTGCCCCCAAGCTGTCGCTTTGTTGAAAGCTCATTTCCCAAGCCGTGACGTAAATCGGTTTGTGCCAGAATCTAAACTTCGTCGCAAGCGAACGGAAGTATTCCTGCATGGCCTGATAAGCCTGTCGATTATCCTTGTACTTACTAATCAATTCGGTTAAGACCAGCCTTTCCAATTGGCTGATATTATCGATAATCACGACATCGACTTTGGCTAAAAACTTGTTTTCGACTAAATCAAAGAAGGCTGTGATATTTTCATAGGGGTTGATTAAATCGGCTTCTTCAGGCTCGGCAATAACCGTGTCTTTCCAGTCTTTAGACGGTTCCTGGCTTTGATCCAAGCTGATCAATAGTTTTCTGCCCTTTAGATACCTGGCTGTCGAAGTCTTCCCGCTTCCGGCATCGCCATAGATCAGATACATATAGTTGCCGATTTGAATATCCGATGAGTTATAGACTTTCATGCTTGACCCTTTTCTTTGCTACCAAAGATTTTTATTTGTTTAGCAATTAAAAAGTTGTCCAGGAGATCTTTTTTATCTTTACTTAAGACCAGGCCGTAATACCAGTAGGACATTTTTTCAACTCTTTTAATCGTTTCTCCGGTGTCCGTATCGATCAGAAGATTGTTAACAACCTTTTGATGGGCCTTTTCTTGTGACTGTCTGAATTGGCGGTCGATTTCTTCTTGGGCCGCTTTTTTCTTGGCGTTTTCAATATCCAAGTCGATGGCCCGAAATATCTCGGCCGGCTGATAATCCATTTCAGTAAGCATTCTTAGATAAGGGTCGGGATTGACTTCTTTAGCCTTTGCATAAGAGCGGACCGTTTCTAAATTCGATGCCTGATTCTCCTTTTGCTTTTCCAAACTATTTAAGGTATCAGCAATCATTCTAGTTAGTCCAACTGATAAACTCATCGATTTAGTAAAGTTGGTTTTATTGGTCCAGTCTTCGGGGATATTGATCTCGATTGTCTGTAAGTATGGATACTTAACAATCAATTCAGCTAGATAGGCTTTAAGATTATCTTCTCGAGCTCGTCTTTGCCGGTCTTCTAATTGCTTGACTCCCCGATCGATCGAACCGGAAGCCTGTTTGGTATCAGTCTCCAGTTTTCTTAATACGCTTTCGATTTGGGCAAAAGGTTTTAAGATTTCTTTTTTGATGGCTGTTCTTTGACTGCTTAAAGCTTTGTTTAATTTGTTAAGGTCGGCGCGGCTCTTTTTGGCTTCGGTTAAAGTTTCATCGGTAATCAACAAATCTTTATATCTGTCGATTTGCTTTTTGACATAGTCTTTTAAAATATCGGCATTCTTTAACTGAATTGAAGCTGCTTTATAATCCAGGATTGGTTCAATAGTTGCCGACAGTTCCATTTCTGTCATATAATTTGTTTGTCCTTTCTAGTGAATTGGATGTTTATCGCTCTTAGTTGCCGCTAAGAGCTTTTTTTGTTGCCTTTCTAATTTCCTGGCTGCTTTGATCTTTAGATGATATCTTTCCATCGCTCCTTGGCCGATTGCCTGATCGCGTTTTGCCGAACGGTACAGGTCTTCGGGCTTGTCGGTAAACTTGTATCCGTAGTCGCCAGTCGAAATCGGCAGACCCAAACGCAAGAGATATTCCGAATAATATCTAAGCATGCGTCCTGTGTCTTTGACAGTAAACAAGAAACCTAATTCCGATGAACGATAGTTTTTATTGAGGTTATCGGATAAGTAATTTAATAAGCGATGGCTTTTATTAACGAAGTCCGGCGTGTACTCGCTTTGCTTTCTAATATATTTCGGAATCGCCATTGTCGGCTCCTTTAAAAAATTCTTTTAAAGTCATCTTCGATAGCTTCCATTGCACGATTGCCATGCCGATTATTGATAAGCAGATACCAATAATCATGCCGATAGCTGTCATTTCGAGTTCTAAATATACTAAGTTCATAAGTGTTCCTTTCTTGACAATTTTTTGATCGTTTGTAAATATTTCTCCTAAAATTAAGTTGCTAGAGAGAGCTAGCAGATGGGAGGTGGAATTATGGATGATGCTTTAGTGAAAGAAATTAAGCATGTTTTAGGAGACGAAAATCTTGACTATGTCGCTATTTATTTATCTGGAATTTCGAAGGAATTTAAAATTAAAAATATCGAACCGGCTGGCCAAGTATTATCAGCAAAATTAGACGACGGGAATGAAATATTCTTCGAACCTAAAAAAATCATAGCTGCAAAAGCTTTCTATAATAAGGACGCGAATGTAAATTTCGTTCCTTTAAACGATTAACTTTCTAAAAATTCAATTAGCATATAGAAGATCTTGTAATTGAAGTTCCTAATGATTGGAAATAAGTTTTGGGAGCTTGGGATTTTTTAATTAAAATTTTCATGCTATTTAAATTATTTCTCGGCTGGAATACAAACGTAGGATCAAATTACTACACAATTGTTCCAGTCGATTTTTATGCTTATTTTATTTCTTTTGTAAGAGTCACTCCCTATTCTCAATTTTTCTATCCATTCTTCTAACAATTAAGTAATAAAGATTGAATGGAATATTTTCACTGTCTAATACAGCTTTTACAGTGTTTCTCATGTCTTTTATTTCTTTCAGATAACTAGGATTGTGACTTGTTGCCATTTGATCGATTTCTTTTTCGTGTTTAAGAAATTTCATTGCTTATTTCTTTCCAGATACTTATCAACATCTTTCTTTTGCCAATAGTCACGTCTTCCAATCTTTATATGTGGTACTTCTTGGAAGTATTCATATTTAGTAAGGCTTGATGTTTTCATTCCGAAATATTGTCTGCAAATACTTGTAAGAGTCAACATTTTTTCAGAATTTATATCCCTAATATTTCGCATATGGTTCTCCTTTTATGTTGATTTTTAAATTCCTAAAACCCGTTTGATAGCTTCAAGTGTTTCTTCATAAGCTCTCCCATGTGCATGTCCATTAATAACGGATCGGATATAGTTGATTGACAAACTATCTCTGCCACGCTGCTTCGCGACTTCATTAGCCAAATCTCGGATTGACCAGCCACGAAGATTCCTTGCAGAAGTGACACGATTCTCGAAAGTAGCAGTCTGAAATGCTCTTTCGTATGTTTCTGACATATAAGTCTCCTTTCTACTTAGTTGTACTTTTTTAACTAAAAATAATTGACATATCATAAAGTTTTAGACTATGATAATAGACGAAAACAATCAATAAATGAAGTAATTACCCTTAACCACAAATCATTTGTTTGATGTTTTTATTTAATTAAATTAAGTACATTAATTAGGTTATCATAAAACTTTATGATTTTCTTTATTTTAGTATTTAGTTTTATATTTTAAGGAAATCTTAATAAACTATGACTTTACTAGTAAACAACATTAAAAAAATAGCAGAGAAAAGAGGACTAAACCTAAAAGAGTTAGCTTTAAAAGCGGGCTTATCTGAGAATGCTATTTATAATTGGGAGAAAAGTTCACCAAAAATAGATAGTCTTCAAAAAGTTGCGGATATATTAAATGTTTCCATCGATCGGCTTAATGGAAAAGATAATCCGGATTTAAGTAAAAATCAAAAACTAGTTGCTTATTCTATTGATCCTGATATCACGGATGATGAAAGAGAAAGCATCATAAAAATGGTTAAAGAGGCGATGAAGTTTAAGAAGCGTTTGTAATGACACCTATAGAGAAAATTATAGATTTATATCCTGAATATAAGTTCTACCAAATTGAAGTAAAAGATCCTAAATATCACGGTCATATTCAGAACGACTGTATTTACATTAATTCCCTTCAGAGTGAGGAAGACCAAGCAATTACTTTATTGCATGAACTCACACACGCTACCTATGACAACGAAAATTTGGAAAAATTAAAAAACGTACCAGCTTTGAAAGCCGAGTATTTTGCGCGTCATATTGCAAATAGAGAGGTTAGAAGATATTTAGCTTAATTTACGTGCGCCGTCACGTTAATCCGTTTGGAAAAATAAAAAACAAAATAATTTGAAATAGTTAGTTTTTTGTTAAATATATAAAATTCCAGGGAGAAAACAAAAATGTCTAAAAAAACATCACGTTCGTTAGTTTGTCCTAATTGTGGATCGGCCAATATTCAATTATGGAATGATCAGGAAAATGTTAAAAAAATTAAGCGAACAACTTCGCTTAATATAAATCCTCTTCATCCACTTACGCTTTTCAAGCATAACGAAAAAGTGGTAAAAAAACATTCTAAGGCTAAGTTAGCCAAGGGTTTATTAACAGGTGGGGCTTCGCTTCTTTTAACTGGAACCCACAATAATGAGGCACATGAATACCATTGCCAGGATTGTGGAAACATTTGGACTGGTAAATAATAATTGCTTAAATATTACGGTCTATATAATAACGTGTGCTGCTAACGTCAATTATTTTGAGAGAAGAACTCAATAAAAAACCGCCTAAATGGCGGCCAAATTCATTTCTTGATTAATGATATTTGTTCTAAAGAACTATTTAAAGTTTCTCCTTCAATCAAATTAACAGTGACATTTGTAACTTGGCCTAGACTAGCATCAGCGGTCGTTCCTAATATTTCATTGACAATTCCATCGTCAGTTTGTAAGTTACCCGATCCTTGAACAGCTGAAATAGTATAGCGACCAGGTTTAATATCATAACCAACTTCATAAGAACCAGCGCTTAAATTTCCACTGCCAACTGGAACACGGCTAGTTATAGCTGCAAGGTGTACTCCCTGTAATCCGGAAAGCTGTAATGTCTGTCCACTTTTAAGATCGGCTCGATAAGAATCAACTTGGTCTAAATCATTATCAACCGTTGTTCCTAAAATGGCATTAACCTCTCCATCGTCAGTTTGTAAATTACCAGATCCACCAGTAGCAGTGATCGTATACCATCCAGGTTCTATATCTTTTCCAGTACCGACAGACCAGCTTCCCGTTGCTAAATCGACTGTCTTTGCAGTGTTCGCTGGAGCACTTGCAACGCTGGAGGAAGAAGATGACGAAGCAACCGTTTTTGTTTTCTTGGTTGAACTAACAGCTGCTTTTACATGATTATTTGAAGACTTACTAGTTTTGCTATCAGAACCGCCTCCGGTTGCTGCCCCAATAAAGAAAATGACAACAATAACCCAAAACCACCATTTTTTATAAAACGGCTTCTTAATTTTTTTCATTAATTTTCTCCACAAATAAATTAGTTCACTATCCCTTCACAAACGTGAGCCAATATAATTGTAAATGTTTACAAACAAGAATAGATAAAAATATAGAAATATTTTACGTGCAACAAACGTTAACCACGATAAAATACTCAAGCGATGTATGGAATATGGAAAAGCATTGGATCAATTAACGAATAGTAACTCAACATCAAAAAGTAGTGTTGAGAAAGCGAAACGAGGAAACAGTTACAGTGAATTCACATTCAAAAACAATGATTTTAAAATAATCGCTACCAAAGAATATAGTATCCAGTAATTTTAGCCAACTTTTAGTGGCACACATAAGGAGAAATAATGGCAACCTATATGAAACGTGGTTCAACTTGGCAAGCACGTGTATCAAAGGATAAGCATCGATTCAATAAATCTGGTTTTGCTACCAAAAGAGAAGCAATTATTTGGGCTTCTAAAATAGAATTAGGCGAAGAGAATAAACCAAAAAATAATATTTTATTTTCTGATTATTTTAAAAAATGGTATGAGACATATAAAACAAATCGGACCGATGTCACTTTATTACAGTACAAAAACACTGACTATGTAATTGATAAATATTTAAAGGGTGAAATTTTAAATAACTTAACTCGGGCTAAATTACAACAATTTATCAATGAATACGGCAAAGACCACGCTAAAGAGACTGTCCAAAAACATAAGGGCATATTATCGCCTGCTTAAAAGATGCTTATCATGAAGGGCTAATCAAACAAGACGTTACTTATAGATTGAATCTAGTCTATAACCAAAAAACTATCAAACCAATCGAAGAAAAATTCCTAGAGGCAGAAGACGCACATAAACTCGTTGCTTATTGCGAAAAGAACATCACTAGAGGCAACTTTTGTATTCTGACCGGTATTCTATCAGGAGCCAGATTTGGTGAAGTTAGAGCCTTGATTGACAGTGATATAGACACGAAGAACCACACTATTAGTATTAACAAGGCTGTTGATAGGCTAACAGGAAAAGATAAGGAAACCAAAAACAAGCAATCCACAAGAATTATAGCTATGCCCGACAGATGGTTTCAAATATATAAGAATTACAACCATGATGGAAAACGGCTTTTTGACATCAGCTCAAACGCTATCAACAAAGATATGAGATATATCGCAAAGAAAATCGATATAAAGCCTGTCACCTATCACGCTTTAAGGCACACTCACGCTTCAATGCTCTTGGCCAATAACGTTTCAATGCAATATGTTTCCGAAAGATTAGGACACGCTAATCTATCAATCACGGAAAAAGTCTACTCTCACCTACTTGAAGATAAGAGAAAAGAAGAAGAAAAAAGGGCGATGGATATTTTTTAA